GTTGGGCCGCTAAGATTCTCCTGCCTTCTTCCGCTATTGCTTGCCACGAGAGGCCCGCAGACCCTTCCGGCTGATAGCCGAGGAGGCCCCCTCCAAGCGTCGGTCCACCGCCAGCTTCCCAGCCCGGGAGCATCGGCACCGGAGGAAGAGCCGAGACATCAGTAGGGCGTGGCGCTGGCGCTGGGGCTGGGGTGGCCGCCGGGGGCGCCGGTTGCGGTATGCCAGTTGTGATGTTCGGGTCGGTGAAGAGTCCCCTGAAGTCCCATTGCCAGCCAGGGAAGTGGTTCGGCAAAACATCCGATATCGCCTGCGCTGCCCAATTGAGCGACTCGTCAGTCGGGCCTATGAGGCCCATGTTTCGGACCTGTTGCGCGAGTTGGTTCCGCACCGTTACGAGCGATGCACCCTCCCCGCCGGCGAACCCGTCAAGGATAAACTGGACGATCTCCGGGGTGATCAGGGTCTGTTGTTGTAGGCCTGGGGTGGTCATGTTCCCTAACCTCCTTGCCCGCCAGCGCCTGCCGGGGCTACACTGCCTGGCATGTCAACGATCCGCTGATTGAGCCAATCGATAAAGCCGCCCACTGGTTGACCAGCCGCCGCGGCCTCGGCTGCGAAAACATCATACATGGAGCCGAGCTGCGCCCTCATAGCATCCGCGCCGTATCCCTCCCCTGCGCCCATCGCCGCTGACGCCATCAGGACGGCGTTAGTCCTTGCCGCGTCAGCCTGAAGCAATCCTTGATAAGCGACCTGCCGTCCCAGCGCCAGTTTATCAGGGTTCGTAATATTTCGCGGAGAAGTCAGCCCCGCCGACGCCCGCGCTAGCTCCTGCCATGCCTGGGCCATATCGGGCTGCGCCCCGCTTTGGACGAATTCATGAAACGGGGTCGTGTGCTGTTGGCCCGAGATCAGCCACTGGCCGTATGCAGGCTGGAAGCCCTGCATCCTGGTTCCCCACTGCACGGGGTTCCAGATATTCTCCCCCATCTCTTGCGCCCTGAGCGTTTCCCACTGCTTGGGTGGGGTCATCGATCTCAGCGTGCTTCGCAACGGCAGGGCGGCGCCACCCGCCATAGTTGTTACGGGTTGCTCGTCTTTGATCCGCCAGGGCATGGCGGCATTATCGGGATTGTGCAGCCATGTGTGGCCGCCAAGGGTGTACTCAGTCTCGTTGTTCCAGGTGCTCCCCTTCGCCATCTGCCCGTAGCTAATTAGCTGGTCAATCCCGCCAGGCCCTTCTTGCGCTCCCCAGAGATTCTTTTCTTGGTCAACCCAAAGCCCTAGCCCTTCAGGGGACACAAAGTAATCATATGTGCGGTCTTGGCTATTCAGCATCTTGGTGAGGATAGGCGCAGCCTCAGCCCCTTCAACTATCGTTGCCAGCTCGCGTAGCGGACGAAATGGACCTAACATCACTTCTTCTTGCGCGGTGACGGTGGGGGTCGTTCCCACACCTAACATCACTTCTTCTTGCGCGGGGTCGGTGACGGTGGGGGTCGTTTCCACACTGATCCCCTTGAGCTGGTCCCTGGCGGGTGCCCATCCTCCTACTGCTTCGGAATCACGTTTCATAAACCGCAGGGGCGTAGGCGGCATTCGTAGGCTATCCAAGAGGGCTGTGGTAGGGAGGTTTTCGCCCCAAGAGGCCAAAAGATCCTCCGCGGACCTACCCGCAAATCCAGATCCCTGGCCTTCAGTCGTGTTCATAATTTCGTTAATCCGACCTAGGAAGTATGCATTGTCCATGCCCTCAGGCGGATCTCCCTGGACGTTTTGAAACTCTCCCTGAAGCTCGGTCAGCAATCTATCCACAACTGCGTCATTGATCGCCCGTTCCTCCTCAGCTTCAGGGTCATCCGATATAACGCCTACGGGGTCAGCTTCACGAATCCCCTGAATGGTGCGGGGAGGTTGATTGATCCCTTGATACATGTCAATAAGCTCATTGTACCCGTCCTCGGCTGGCATCGGGCCGGGCTTGGTGATATCTATTATCTCCGGCTGCACGATTATGTCCTGGCCGATATCCATATCGTAGAAGGGCTTGGCATAGCTCTCTGCCAGTTTGCCTCGGTCCTTCAACACTGCCTCGACCTTGGTGGGGGAAACATTGTAGATCGGGGCGACAATGTCGGCCACGTTCATGTCGGGGTCCAGCGGCCCTTCGTAGTTCATGACCGCGTCAGCGGCCAGGGAGACCTTGTTTTCCTCTTTGGCCAGGATATTGACCATGGTCTGGCTCACGGCGGCGTTGATCGCCTCCTGGGACTGGGCGCCGGCGATAAGCTCTGCCTGCTTGTGATCTCCGGTGGACAAGAGGATCTTGGAGTACGTGTCCCTTTGTTCCCGCTGGAACTGCTCTTCCAGGTCCGCCAGGGTGGGGCCGGACGACTCCTCCTGGGGCAGATTGCCCGTGGTATAGATAGTGGCTAGAGCCTGGGGGGTGCCATTTCCAGAAACAACCAGGCTGGCCAGATTGGCGAATATATTTGGCAGATCGTCTTCGTATGGCATCTTAGCCTCTCGGGCCTACGAGGCCCATGTTTCGGAGTCGCTGCTGCTCGCCCTGCGCCCCGGGCCTGGGTTGGCCTGGCGGAACCACCGGGCCTCCCTGCGGGGTTGGCGCGGGGGGCGGCACGCCAGCCATCGCCGGGGGCATGGCCCCGGGCGGCGGCATGGGAGGCAGGCCGCCCTGCGGCGGTCCGCCCGGTGGCGGGGCGCCCTGTGGCATTGGAGGCAATGCACCCGGGGATGGGCCGGGCGGCGCCCCGCCGCTAAGATTATCCGATAGAACCTTCGCCTTGCTCAATAGCATGGCGGTCAGTTCGCCTGCGTAGAACTGAGCCAGGTCATCCCGGCCCTGTTTCATTGAGGCTTGATACAGGCTCCAGATGCCCGCCTCGGGCAGCGTCCGCTCCGCGATCTGTTCCTTGACGGCGTCCTCGATCTGGTCCGCGTCCTGAACGCCCAGCACGTTGTCCCGAATCCAGAGGTCCGGCAGCAACGGGGTGGCTCCCTCCCTGGCGATCTGGGCCATAGAGTACTTGGCCATATCGTCCTGGGGCAGCCGGGCCACAATCGAGACCTCAATGTCCCCGCCCTCTTTCACTCGGGCCGGGGTGACGGTCTCGGAGAAGTACATTCGGTTGTTGTCCCTGCCCGAAAGCTCCATCGCGGTGAACGCGCCGCTGGAGTACTGGTCGCAGAGAAGCCGGAAGATTTGCTTGTACGCCTGCTCAAGGGCGATGATCCTGGGGGAAAGCACTGTCTCAACGCCCTGTTTGAGGGTGTTGATGGCGAACCCCGAGAGCTGGAACTGAAGCTCCCCGTAGACCGAGTGGGGAATGGAGCCGCGCTGTATCTCACCGGAGACCATGCCCATGTAGGCCCCAGTCTCCCGGGCCACCTCCATGAGGCCCAGCGGCTGGACATCCTCGCCCTGGGCCAGGGATATCTCGGTGCCCTCTTTGTAGGGATCCTCCTCGAGGGTTTTCTGGCCGTCCCGGGACATGATCTTCAGGCCCTGCTTGCGCGACCTTGCGGTCAGCTCCAGCATGACGCTCATCATGAAGTTGTGGTTCTCGTAGAGATCCCGGGTGGACTTGAAAACCGACTCGCCGTAGTCCTCGTAGGTGTCCTCAATGGAGGACCACTCGAGCGACTGGATCAGGGGGTTGGCCCCCACGGGGCCGAGGAAAACCGGGACCGTCCCGTAGGACGAATCGTCCTCGGGGGTGTGTCGGGTGCGCTTTTTGATAAAACGATTGGGGACTGCCACGAAATTATCTTCGCGGTCATAGAAGTCGTAGACATCGATGCCGTCGGTGTCGTCCCGGCCAGAGCCAAGCCGGACATTGTACTGGCTCTCGATCTCGCCCTGGGTCTTTTTTGTCTTGTAGCAGGCCCATGAAAGGCCATTGGCGTCGGTGCCCCAGTAGGTGTGCATGGGATCCCACGGGGTGATGTCGATATATGTGGTGTCCTCGTCCCTTTTGACCAGCAGCGCCCTGCCTGCGTACCACCCGCGAAGGGCGATGTACCAGGAGAGCTGGCTCTGGAGGTCGGGTAGGAGCTTCGAGGCGAGCCTCTCGTTGGCCGATTTCAGCGCGCCGATGAGGAACCGTTCCTTATCGTTGTTGACCTCCCGGTTGTTGCGGGGGTTTCCCGCCGGGGGGATGCGGATAATGGTGTCCGCGCTGGAGAGCCAGGAGATGATCTTGTCGGCGTAGGTCTGCGGCTCGTTGGAGGTGTAGCTCTGGAAGCCGTCACCCGCGTCGTAGGGGCTAAGGCGATAGAGCTGGTGGTCCGTGTCCATGCGAGCGCGCAGGGAGGTCGTGGCATCGTGATGCCCCTTGACCAGGTCGAGAATGTTTTCTACAGTGCGCCGGGCCATCCGTCACCACCTCTTGACCTTGATGAAGCTGTTATTGCCGATATGGCCATAGCCGAACTTGTCAACGAGGCCGTAAACGACGGCCTTGACCCCGTGGTTGTTCTTGTCCTCGGGAGACTCACCTACTATATTACCATCTCTATCCGTTTTCCAGCGATAAGCTCGCGTTTGCCCGTCCATAGGGGACGGCATCGCCCCGAATTCGGACAGAACTCCGTGACAAGTTGGATTAAAAATTATTTTTGGGGCGTTAGAAACCGGATCGAACTTCAAAAAGCTCTTCAGCCTTTCGGTTCCTTCGTTGATGCGGATTTTTTGCGCCGACAAATAGATCCCTGTCTCCTGGAGCCAGATCTCCGCAGGAGCGGACATCGCCTGATGCTGGTATCCGGCGATGTCGATGACTCCCCCGGCCACATCCTTCCACCAGGGGCGGGACTGGGCGATATTGATGATCTCCGAGGTGATCAGGCCCTGCTCGTAGATCTCGTCAATGACGCAGATCTGCCCGTTTATCTCCTGAACCGCCTCGACGGCGTAGGCTCCGGCGTATCCCGGGTCCATCCATAGATAAACGGGGCTGCCCACGGACCATTTCGCGTTCTCGGATATGTGGATGTCTGGGCGAAACTCCCCGAAAACAAGGCCCTGGGGCGGGGAGGGAATTCCCTCGATGCGCTCCATGAAGAACTCGTCGGAGGCCATAGCCTTGAGCCGCAGTATCTCCGGGTCGGACTTCCCTCCGGGGTAGAGGTGCTTGTTGGTGTACGACGGCAGGGAGAAACTCTGCTCGTTCTCGGTGCCGTGCTGCCAGGTCTGAAAGAGCTGGGGATACCAGCCCAGGCTACCCTCGAAAGTGCCGCCAAGAAACAGCCATCCGCGCTTTGGGGCGCAGCGGCTTCGCATTCTGTGGAACGATTCAAGGTCGAGCTGGGACGCTTCGCATCCGATGATCCCGTTGGGCGCCCTCATTGCCAGCGTCCGGGGGTCTTTCGCGCTCTTGGTCTCTATCCGGGTGCCGTCAGCGAGGACGATCCGGCCTGGATCGACGCGCTTGGAGGCCTCGGCGAGGATGCCCAGCGTGGCGAAGTCCTGAATCAGGTAGTCGAACTCGGCCCTGGTGCGCTCATAGTCCGCCGCGACGAGCCAGTAAAGGCCCGGCTCATCGGTCTCAAGAAACCTGGAGACCAGGTACTTGGACGCCACCATTGATTTCCCCGCCTGTTCGCCACCCGCGACGAGGATAAACCTCTTGCGGCAGTCCAAGATGGGGGCCTGCTTCTCGGTAGGCTCGAAGTCTAGCTTAGAGAACAGGTATTCGGTGATCTGGGGGGTTTCACTTGGGGCCAGGGTCATTGCCCTTCTTCCTCGCGAGGATATGCTCGACCTCGTTTATGGCGTTTTGCCGGGCTTCCTCGGCGTCTTTCAACTCGGGGGAGGGTTTGGCCTTGCGATTGCTCTCGCGGACCCACCGCTTCCACTCGCCCATCATCTCTTTGACCTCATTGGCGACCACGTTACCGTCCCGGCGATACTTCTCAGGCCAGTGGGCGTTGAGAAGCGTGATCAACAGCACGGGATTGTCCTTCGGCCCCTGGTCTTTGACCCTTTGGACCGCGATATCCTGGAGGTACTCGCGGAACATCTCCCGGGAGGCCTCGTACTTGGCCTTGAACCCGTAGGTGTCCCGCTGAACCCAGCTTACCACCGTGGCTCGGGGCACTCTGGACGCCTCGGCGGCCTTGCGGAGCGAGCCAACCTCGCCATAGGCGGCGATGAACGCGCCCTGCCTGGCCTGGGTGGCATCCGGGTCACTGTCCGCCTTCTTGCGGGGCTTGCTGTCAGCCATAGACTTCCCCTCCCATTAAGCGTCGGACTGCAATACGTCTTTGGCGAGCGCAATTATGCCTGCAATGCAGCCCACGGCGACCTCGTTGAGATCCCGGTATATGCTAATCCCGGCAATCACGCCAAGTATGGCCAGGGCCAAAAATATCTGGGGCCTTAGTTTGCCGAGGAACCTCTCCATCTCAGACTGACCTCCTGGGAATTCTTGAAGTTCCGCTTGTCGAAGCAGATCTTGCATATGCCGAAAGATTCAGAGCCGTTCGGACTATCGATAACCCAGTGGTGGCTATGCTCCCTGGCCTCGAGGGCCAAGCGGCCCTTGTCGAAAGCCTCAAACCAGTAGCGCAGGGTTCCCCTTGGAACCTGAAGTATATCTGCAATCACCCGCTGGGGGCGGCCTTGAATATGGCCCAGTAGGGCGGAAGACACAAGGGCTGGCGGATATGTCACGGAAGCTGGCATCCGGGCAAGTATAACATGTTACATGTCTAGTGACACACCACCCCCCTAAAGGGGGTGTGTGTGTCCTAGCAACTAGTAGCTAGTAGCTAGTAGCTAGAGCAAGGCAGCACCCCCCAATCGAGCGTGCAACCATGCCGGTTTAGGCTTGCAGATTTCATTGAAATCTCCTGGCATTTCATGAAATAGGCTGGGATTGCAATGAAATACGCCTCCGTTTCATTGAAATCTAAGGGGATAATTTAGCAAGAAAAGTCTGTCAGGGGTAGAGGCTTATTAAGAGTATATCCCTCAAGCCATACCCCTCCTTTACCGCGAAACGAGCCAAGCCTCGAGGCTGGCCTTTTGGGCGGCTGGCCAGTCACTGGACCTAGTCGCCCAGGCACAAACTTTGACGCAGCCAGCCATTTCATGTATTCTGGCTGTCTGGTCCCTCAACCAAGAGGTAAGCCAACCAAACACAGAATATGGCCAAAATGGCCACACAAGGAAAGGGAGATGACCACAATGACCAACTCGACAATTGGCAGGAACAAGGGCGGGAATCAGAGCAGAAAAGGTGACGATATGAACACGAAACCGCGACCAGAATTCCGCTGGACTAGACAGAATGAACAGTTACGGCAGCGCATAACTGGACACATTGACCAGACAGTGTTTGCGGC